TAATATCATCAGAAGTTGTTCCATTTAAAACTAAGTCTAAAAATCCATTAGTCTTTGGAGCAGGGATATTTACAGTGAAAGAGTGTGTACTAGAGTCACTTGTAGAATAGGTCTTTTTAAATTTAGCCCTACCGGTGAAACCAGTCAAATTCTTCGCCGAACGGTCACTGTCCAGTACCTCTAAGCGAAAAACTGTATCGTCTCCTTGGTGCAACTCTAAATCAGCATATACAGGCATCGTTCTCTTCTTAAAAAGTAAATTTTATCTTTTTTATTTATCATTCATAGACTTAGAGAGTTGCAAGATAAGTTTCTTCAGCTCCTTCACTTCACCTTTTAATTCATTAAATTCATCATGCTCTTTTTTTCTGGCAGTCTTTCGAGCCTTTGCTAGCTCGAGTCCACTTTTATCTATATTTATAATAGCGCCAGTAGACTTGTCTCGAACTAGATTTCTAGAATTCTCAACGGGAACATGTTTCATATTATGTTCCCAGTGCGATTGCTCTTATGTCTCTAAACGTTGGGATTTTAGAGCTATTCGAACTTCTCATTACGATCTTTAGCTGGAAAGTAGTGAATGGGGTAAGTGTTCCACCAAGCCCGCCAATAGTATATTCATAGTCTCTAAATACGTTTAGATCTTCATCTGTCTGGACAATAGTCTCTGCTGGTGCTAAAGTAAATGCAATGTCATCTAAGTTAGTATCAGCACCTGCTGGAATCGTTCTAAAGTGAAGATCGAAGTTAGCTAGGTTTGGTCTGTTTGCTCCAATAATAACTTTTAATCCTACTGCTGGTTGTTCCAAGTTAATTGGAACTGTAACATGCTTAGACAAAGTAGATCCGCTAGTAGCATCAGTTTCTGCTACGAAAGTAATAGGATTGTTTAAAGGATCAGAAGCACTTCCACTTGAGTCTTGGTTATCAATTAGGTTGTTTTCACCGATAATAGATGTAGCTGCCATGTTAATCACTGGTGATACAAAATCACTGGTTGTGCTAAGAGTTGCTGTAATCTTTGCTGAACGTCTTGGTGTACCTTGATTAAGAAGATTAGTGTCAGAGTCCTCAAGATCTTTATGTGCAATTACTTTAGGATCTTCAAACCGTACTATTTCAAATGGATTAATATTGGTTACAGAGCTAATAGCAAATGTATTAGTCGGACTAGAAAAGCTTCTGCCTTTAGCAAAAGTACCATTAAATATTAAGGATGCTTCAGCAGATGGAATGAATGTGTCAAATGATGGAAACAGTGTATCAATTTGTATATTGTCGGTTAAAGTAATATCACTACCGTCTGTATTACCAACTAGGACACTGGCTGTTGCTGCACTATCTGCTACGAACTGGAATCCTGTACCATCTACTTTAGTGACGGTATGTTCACCTTGTAATGTCGTACCAGTAATACCACCAAAGCTTCCACTAGAGTCTACACCGAATAAAGTAAACTTGTCGCTTACTCCAAGGCCATGCCCTCTAGAATTAATAGTAACGGTTGTAGACCCACTATCAGTTAAAAATGGTGTAGTAGCAAGCACTGTATGTGGAACGTTAGTATTTTCAAGAATAGCTGTACCGGTATTAGTAGTAAACTTAGCACGATGAACCTTGAACATCATGTCTCTGGTCTGATCAGGTGTCCATGTAATAGCATTCTGTGAAAGGAATAAAGATCCAAGACTTGGCTGTTTCTTAATTCTTTGATCTGTTGTACCAATTACCAAATCACCAGCCTTTGCAACATATACGTTATATGCAATGGTATCTGCCATCAGAATAAATGCGTGTGGCGTATTACCTGGAATAAAGATTGGTGCATCAAATTTAAAGTTAGTTGGGGTTGATCGTATTGTCGTCAAGTTATCTAGATCAGAAGGAATATTAATATCAGCTCTTTGCTTAATTACCTGAGAACCAGTAACTAATTCAGTCTGACTAGGTACTCCATTTCTAAGAGGCCGTACCTCTAATCTAACCGGCACATTTTGATCTGCTGTCCCTGTCTCAGGTCTAGTATTAAAATATACATCAATAGAGGTAAGGAAAGAACCTTGGCTGTTTTGAATTGTAAACGATTGTGCTAATGGATCTCTTGGAAATCCTGTGACAAAGGTTGTAATGTTACGAACACTTGTACGTGAGGTGCCTTCTGCAAAATACGTTGCAAAAGCAGATGATCCTGCTGTAGAGTTGTTATCAGTATTAATATCTAATAATTTGACTTCTCTTTGACCTCTATCAAATCTTAATCCGGAATTGTTCGGTACTAAGAAAGATCCAAGAATTTCACCTTTACTGTCACTGATAAGCGACTCAGTGCCAGCAGGATGACTGGTTGACCTGTTACCGATATATTGCTCTCCACCTTGCTCAGAGAATGGTACAAACGTCGTCTCCTCTTTAGCATATGCAGAAATTTCATTACCGTCAAAGAATAAGAAATGTTTCGTATTTGGCTTGAGTGCTTCCGCTTTAAATCTAACTAACCGTGATCTAATAAACGGAATAATTCTTATACTGCCACCACGGCCTCCACTACCAGTTTGAACGGTTGCTCGGGTTTGGCCGCCTCGATTAATTGCTGGAAGATTTTGTCCGGTTCTTTCATTAAACTCTCTTGTACTTAACCGAACAAACGTTCTTCTAACTGACCTTCTAACATCTTGCCAAACATCTTCATCTGGTTCAAGTCTAAGATTACCTACAAAAGTAATAACTTCAAATGGATTAATATTTTCTGTTTCAGAAGCAAGCGTTTGAACGATATAAGAATCTTCAGAGTAATCTAAAGTAACGAAGTTACTAGTTATTTTAGTATTGCTATTACCACCATTAGTAGAATCGTATGCCAAACTTACCGCTTTGGTGGTAGCGTCAGGTAAAATAAACTGTCTGTCTAAATCAATAGTTGCTGTGTAAGACGAATCGTCAATATCAGAGAAAGCCAGATCTTTAAAATCGTCTGCAAATAATCCATTCTTAAAGCGATTAGCTCCATTAGAGTCTAATACCTCGATTGCAGCTGTCTGTGCCTCAAGAAGATTCAGCGTAGTAACTTCTTCCAAATTATCAATACGCTCTACAATACCAGAAATATCACGCATTGTAAATCTACGATTCTGAATAAAGGTCTCTTCAAGATCTTCTTCATTATCAGTAAATGCGTTTAGATTAAACTCTTTGATCTTCATTGCGTCAAGAGGAGTTTGTGGCGTTAAGCGGTTATCCAAAGCTTCTACGCCTTGAATGTACTTAATTTCTTTACCAGATGTAATCGTTAAGATATCATTTCTACCTTTATAGTAGGTAACATCTGCTGTAATAGAAGAGGTATTTTCAGGAAGCTCATTGATATTAGAAGCTGTGTAGCTAGCGCCATCAGACTCTTTATATGGTCTAAAGTCGAGAACATTTCTAAGTTCTACAATTTCACCGTTACGTTGTCTAAACTTAGGAATCTCAGAGTACTTAGTTCCTCCACCAGCACCAGTTGTGCTAGAAGTTCTAGGGCTACCGCCACGGGCGGCCGCGCCAGATAAATGGCTATAAGAGTTAACCGCAAAGAAGTCACCGGTACTATGTGCATAATGCCTGTAGGTAGCCGTTAAACTGCCGGTAGGCGCGCTCTGTCCTCCGTTAAGGACCAATCTACCATTGTAATAAAAGTTGTCTCTTTGGCCATTATCTAGTGCAAATCTATTTGCTACAGAATTAGTAGTACCAGAGTCTACAAAGCTAGTCAAATTGATGATATCAGTATTAGCCAGCTTGACGAATTTAAATCCAGCGCCATCAGACTCTACGGTAAGTCCAGTTTCCGTTACGTCAGTAAGAGTCTTGGATCTAATGGTAGGATTGCTCTTAGTAACAAAGTATACAACTTCTACGCCTGTATCACTAACACCTCTTCCTGTGTTAATCTGGTTTCCAGTAGCAGTTGCATTTGGAAGAATTTCGCTAGCGTGAGCACTATCAAGCGCGATAATCCAATCAGTCTGATTAGTGTAAGATTCACCAGCCGAGAGAGAAGGAAGGGTACCTGTTCCAGATGTTGTATTAATAGTTGCTTTTCTTTGAACAATTAAAGAAGCATCGCCTAACGACTGGGGTCTAGTTTTACCAAGGTCGAAGAACAAGTTATTGTTAGAAGCTTCTTTAATGACGCCTACGCCATTTTCAAGTACCAAGTCTAAGTATTCACCGGTACTGTCCCCGACGCTTCTTGCTTCACTAAACTTCTTTCCGCTGTTCATTTTTACATCGAAAAGATACAGTCTGTAATTTGCACCATCTTCTGTCATGGATCTTACTCTAGCAGAACCGATAGTGGTACCACCAAAGTTAGAATCACTACGAAGATTAATAGTTTGGAACGTATCTAGGTTAGGAATAAAACCTTGGCTAGTATCTGCCGAAGCTATAATATAGTTACCATAGTTGGCTGCAATCGCTTCGTTGTTAATCGTTTCTGTAGTTCTCGGCTTATTGACTGTAACCTTAGTAGGCGCTTGAGTAGAAACTCTATAGCCGTCAACATATGCAACACCTGGGTTTACATCAATAGTTAATACAGAATCAGAGTCGCCTGCTTTAGGTGTGGACTGATATCCTTCAACAACGTAGTCACCAGACTCTTCACTGGTTCGTGTTGCTAACTCTTTCTCTACAATGTTATAGGCAGTTTCGCCAATTTCTCTCTGAAGTACACCATTTACCATTTTATTGATGGGAAAGAATGTATCCGTATCTCCTAGACTAGATTCAATAGAGAGATTAAGTTGAATGCGATATCGGTCTGCACCAGGAGCAGTAAGGTTAGGACTAGTACCTTGATTATCGTAAAGGTCGTTAGTATCACTAACAGTTACGATGTCTTGGGTAACTTTAAATCCAATGACTTCGTTTGGTGTACTAGAGTATCGACTAACGATAATCTCTTCACGGTCTGTTGTAACAAAGTGACCTGCTACAAAGTAGGTGCCTCCGCCGTTAATAGCCGCTCTAGTTCCTCTACCAGTTGCAGGATTAGCAGTAGTATTGGTAACTTGTACATCTACTGTAACTGATCCATTGCTAAGACTTTCACCTGCGGTAAATCTAATTGGATCAGGTCCACTGGTACCAGAAGACGTGTTAGTATATTTTACATAGAATGTTACAGGGTCAGATCCATCTGCTGCTACGATTTTAAGAAGCTTTGCTTGGATCGAGCTAGTCTGTCCAGTAAGGGTATCGCCAACTGCAAATCCGGTGGTACTTGTAGAAGATAATTTAACAAACTCAAAGTTAGTATCTACAGTAAGACCGCCAGGAAGAACTACACTACCTTCCTTAAAGATGTGACGACCAAGTCTCTCTAACTCTTTCTGGGTAATAGTCTGTGCCTGTGTAAGTTCACGTGCTTGCAGAGCTTTACCCGAGTTAAAGAGGATTCGATGATAGTGATCGCTATCTGTAAAATCGTCTTTATAGGTAGTACTAAAAGTAGTCTTTGTAAATGTATTAGGCATTCTCTTGTTTTACCTTACAGTTGTACGATAAGCTTAACGTCTTCAGTTTGTGCGGTATCTCTAACCACGGCGGATCTATTCTCTAAGTAAAGTATTTTCCCGGAGAACGGCTTAATTGCGCCTTCAGAGTCTGTAGAGATGACTGCTGTAATTCCAGTTCCTGAATCCAAGAAGACTGTTTCACCAGTTTGGAACTGCTTAAATCCAGTACTATCATCAAAGTGATAGTGTAGCTTACTTGCAATTAATTCATCACCCAGTGCTTTAGCAGATGTTGTGTTGCCGGTAATAATTGCATCTTTTACTGCAGCACTATCAAACCCAGAAGAAATACTAGTAAGAGTCAAGACCCTCATTGCTCTAGCGTCTGTACCAGTAAAGTCAGAGTCGTTGCTCTTCTTCGGATTCTTAATCAGGCCAATCTGCCTAAAGTCTTGACCTACCATGAAGTTCCCGTTCTGAGTACCAACCGCCTTAGCGTTGAACATAATAGCATCAGCACCAAGATCGTCTCTAGGATCTGAACCTAGGCCATTGACAGAAATAATAGGCTCGATAACGGCTGCAGTTGAAGGTGAACCGCCAGACAAGGTTACCGATGCGTAGCTATACCCAGAGCCGAATGGAATACCATTAGCAGAATCGTCGATCTCAATCTTAGAAATTTGGTTGGTGGCTGTTCTTTTAGCAATTGCTTTAGCGTTTGCTCCATCGCCATTAATTGTAACAGTAGGGTCTGCAGAATATCCTGCTCCACTGCTAACTACTCGATATCCGATAATGGATCCTGCTGTAGCACCATCTTGTACATTTTTCTGTGCTTGCTCAATAACAGATAATCCAGCAGCAGAATCTACCTTAGAAACTGGAAGATAGTTAGCAGAAAGAAACTTACTTGCATTAGTACCGCCGATGGTAAACAGATACTTCCAAATGTAACCATCAGATGTAGCTTTTGCTGCAGTGGTTGCGCCGGTTGTATCTGGATCGACTGTTGATGTGGATACTGTACCATTATCAGCCTTACCTTGCTGAACGCAGAGGAAAACTCTTTGGTTAGCAGTTACTACATAGTAAGGATATGTAGCAGAATTCTGAATAGCTGTCTGATTGTCGTTGTATGCGCTATAGATTGATCCAGAAGACCAGTTATATCTTTTAGCTACAAACGATACGTCAGTTGTACGCAAGATGGACTGTAACGAAGCACGGAAGTTTCTTTCCTCCCTCTCTGTATTACCAACAGTTGGTACAGTATCGGTATTATCCCAAGGGTTAGACCGAGAAATACCAATATAGTAACGATCAGAGCTATCTGCAGTTTTGGTTAGAACTGTTTGCAGGATCTGCTTCTTTAATTTATTTGTTACAATAGCTGCCATTTATTTGTATACCTTTAGGAAGTAAATGTAATATATTTATCAGAGTCTCTATCAAGAATCCACTTACTGCCATCCCAGATTACCGTAACAAAGTTTACGTCTGTTAGGGTTAAGGCTGTCTTGCTTAGATTGCCTGGTACTCTTATCGGAGTAGTAACAGTAACATCGTTGACTGTATTATTAATTAGATTCTTAACCTCACCTACATATCTACCATTGTGGAGGGTAAAAGATTTTGCTGTACCTGTAGTAAACAAATAAGTGCTAGCACCAGAATCAAGATTTGCTGTATCAGTGTAAGTAACTGTAGAGTGTACTAAAGCACCGTCCAGCTTAATTGGCTCAGTTCCTTTAGGTGTTACATTCAAGCCGATATTTGTGCTAGTACCATCTGTAGTAATGGTTGGCGAAGAATCATTAATGTTGGTAATTTTAACAAAGCTTGTATTACCACTGGATAGATTATCTAGTTCAAGTAAACCGAACGTACCAGTGTTATCCTTAATAAGCGTATCCATCTTTGGATTAACTAATTGCAGATCTGTTCTGGAAGTAAATGTATCGCTATCTAACAGTGCATGCCAATTTCCACCGTGTGCAAAATAACCTTTACCGGTTGCATGTACATGTGCAAACATACCATGATAGGTAGATGCTGAAGGAAGATCGCCAATAGCACTGTATACATTACCATAAAGAATCTTAGAAGCTGTTCCGGTAGAATCGACAAAGTTAACTGTATTGTCTGATCGAATAACTACTGCTTCACCTGAGCTATCCGGAATCGTGAACGTAACGTTTGTTCCCGGATTCTGGCGGGTGATAGTGGTATTGTTGGTAGTTCCGGCAATAATAATTTGTGCACTATCAAAGGTAATACCAGTAGTCAGGGCATTACTGTCCGTACCAAAGGCTTGGTACAGTTCAACAAAATTCTGATTGACTTTAGTACCTGCACTTCGAAGAGTGTCACCGGTACCATCATTGGCAGTACTGCCTGTTGAAATATTTTGTCTGGTCATGCTTTGCTACTCGTTAAAACCTTATTTAAATTTATTTATAATGCTTTTCTAAGCAGAATCCACTCGGAATGGATCATAATGAGTAAACTGTGCTTCGTCCATAGTCTGAAGCGAGGAATCTGAAAGAAGATCGCTGTCGTTTGAAGAGAATCTTGGCGAATTAGTATCAAGAATATCTGCAATAGAAGTATATTCGCCTTTCTGTGCAGAAGTAAGCCCGCCAATAGAGTCTTGGTAGAATTGAATGTCCCTGTCAGCGTAGAAGCGAATAGAGGTTGCACTATCAACGCCAGTCGTGCTACCGAATGCTGTGGCTGCTTGTGTACCAATATCTTCCAGGGTGATTTGTTCTGCTGCAGAGTCTGCAATAGAGAGTGGTGCAATAGCAGAAATATTACCTGCTACGGTTTCAAACTGTGTCTCTGCAAATAGAGCAAAACCAGCAGTATGGTTATATCTTTTATATAAATCTTTCCACTGTACAGTACTAAGAGGCGATTTAATTTGGATTGACAGAACTTGATAGAAGTAAGAGTCTTGTAAAAATCTTAAAGAGTCTGCACCGATTTCGCTTTCACCAACGGTAAACATTTGGGTCTTAGGGTAAAATGCTTCTACGTCTACACCGAATACATAACGAAAGAATGCAGGAATAGAAACCTCTGTACCTTTTGCTCTAGAAAACTGAGGAGCAAGTTTAAGCGTAAGTCTTGGAAGGTCAAACTTATCTGCCCCTAATCCATTAAATCGTTCATAGAAAAGATAGTCTAAAAATCCCTCGTCAGTACTTTCTGCATCTTTTGCATAGAAGATATTATCAAGTCTATTTCTACCAGCAGCAATTTCTAGATACTCGTAGAACTTCTTCAAGAATGTTACAAGCGTTGGATACTGCTCTAAGAAGTGCTCAGGTAATACCGTCTCTACCTGCGGCTGATTAAAGTTAATATCTCGACGATTGTAATCTGTAAGAGTAGACATTAATCAGTTACACCACTTACTGCATTAGCTTGGTTTGTATCGGTTTCTGCGCTTACAACGTTAAATCCAAGATCAATTACATGATCTCTTAGTGGCTTAATATTGTTATCATCTGCTGGGGTAGCAAAGATTCTCAGATACGTATTGCCAGAGGAGATAGACGTAGGACTAAACCCAGTGAGTGTGACCTCACCTTTAGTAGCATCATACGATCCAATGTTTGTAACTAGGACATTTCCATCAGTATCGATAATTTCTAAGATGTTACTGAATTTAGTACCTATTCGGTTACGGATAGAAGCTACCTTACCGTTATATGCAAAGTTATCACTAGTAACTGCTGGAGTAACATCGTCTGGTACTTTAATTTTATTCAGGAAAGATACTTTATAATCAGCTAATACGAATCTAACCGAAGTTGCATCATAGACCGGAGTAAATCTATTCTCCATCTTAACATCCAACTTCGAAGAAAGGATAGATGCATCAGAACCATCGATTGTTGATAACAGTTTAGACTTACGGAATACGTCATTAAACTTACCTAAGTTTGCCGTAAAGTATGCCTTAATCGTATTAGCAACTTTATCTTGTAAACCTCTACGAGTTAAAGATGTAATACCAGAATCATACTTAATATTAGTTGTCAGATTAAGATACGTAAAGTCTGGCTGTACTACTTCTGTCTCGATAGATGCAATGGATAAGTTATCAGTAATTTCAGAAGCGATTCTCTTTTCAAGATTCTCTTTTAAAGTAGCATCAACGTCATCTTCATAGATAATAGAAATCAATACCTTACCGTATTTGGCTGGTACATTATCTTCACCACCCCATGCATTCATCGATTTAATGCCAGGAATAACGTTAGAAATAACTGCAACGTAATCTAACGGCGTAATCAATCTACCCTGTGCAAGATAGCTGAGTGGAGCATTAATTCTAATCTGCTCTGTATTTTCTTTTTCTGCACCTAATGCAGACTTAGATACAGTAGTTACGATCAAGTTATAGGATGTACCACCAACACTGATTGTACTAGAAGGAGTGAACGCAGTAGAGCCGTTGGCAACAGAACCACTGGTAGAAATATATGTTGCTCGGATAATATTACCGGGATCTGGTGCGTCACCGGTAATCGTACCATCACCAAAGTTTAGCTCGTAGAATCCGTTATACGTCTCAAGAGGAAGGAACAATCTTGTCTCTGCAGTAAATCCACCTGTGATTTGAGTTGGTGCAAGATATGATTGTCCTACAGTGTCAGCAGTATCTTCAAACACCCTGATCTTAAGAGTAGAAAGGTCCATTGTAGAATCTGGAACTACGTAAATCTGTCTTTCTAGTGATTTGTCAACTAAGAAAGTCTTAAGCCTTTCCACACCTTCTTTGATAATAATAGCTAGTTCACCATCATCATCTTCAAAGGTATAGATACCCAATGCAGCAGAGTCGATTCTAGCTGTATATTCTTGTTCAGTTCTAAACGTGTAAGTCACATCATCTAGCTCTGTAGTAAACTCTGTTCCGGCTGGAAGAGTAATAGTCTCTGGCTTTTCTGCAGCTGCAGTTAGGTTAACAGATACGTTTACTAAAGCCTGTGACGAAGATCTAGATCTAGGTACATATCCAAAGTTCAAAGCAAGGTTAACCATAGAAGATCGTAATTGGGCAGTTTGCAGGAATGTTTCGTTCAGTGCAAAGTTACCAAGCAAAGCATTCTGATGTGTGTTGTAAGCTAGAACATCTGCAATAGCCGACAGACCAGATGCATCAAAGTCATAGTCCTGAAACTCTGTTTGTTGTTTCATGAACTCTAGAATTTTGCCTCTAATAAATCCAAAATCTAGTTGAGACGAGCTAATTACAGTTGCCATGTTCTTATCTTAACCTTGAGAATGCTGTTTGTATTTCTACTTGTTCATCGGTGCTTACTACTTTAAATCTAATACTAACGTTAATAGAATTTCTATCGATTTCATCCAGAACTCTTACGTCGAGTAATTCTGCTCTTGGTTCGAAGTTTTCAATAGCCAGTCTAACATTCAGCTTGATCTCATCAATGATGTCAGGAGTTACTGGTTCGAATAACAAAGCTCGAATATTAGATCCAAAATAGTAGTTAAATGGTCTTTCACCAAAGTTGGTTTGTATTAAAGTCTTTACCGCCTGCTTAACTGCAGCAGCTTCAGTCTTCTTAAAAATGTCTCCGTTAGTCTTCTTGGCAAAAGAAAGATCAATATCAGAGTACTTCTGTTCTCTTGCTGAGATTAAGCTTCGTACTGCTAGATTAGCATCTTCTACCGAAAGTGATTTGGTTACTGCCATTAATAAGAATCCTGTTTATTAAATATTTATACAGCCAACTCAGCGAGTCCATTATTCAAAGCAACATTATAATTATATTCGGTCTGTACGTTTCTACGGAAGTCTCCAACATATTTATCAGTGACTTCTGGCATCGTTACAATAATCTGTGCTGTATAATCCACACTAGGATCAACGGTCTCATAGCTAAGAATTAGATCATCAAACATAATAGTGTCTTT